GAGTATAAGTCAGGAACATTCACAGGACGTGCTATATGTGCGAGTAGAGGTATTGAGATATACTTCAACAAAAGGGATCATAGATTTTCCACATCTGATTTGAGACGAAGGGTCAAAGAAAGGGTTGACAACCAACAGTAGTTTTGTTATAGTGTACTAAATCAAATGGAGATGACTATGAAACCGAAAGACAAACCGCATTACGTAAACAACGCAGAGTTCTCATTAGCGGTTGTCGACTACGTTAAGGATGCAACAGACAAGTCTGCGGAGGGCGAACCACGACCTGTCGTGACTGACTACATCGCTCGATGTTTTTTGAAGATCGCAGAAGGACTGTCCCATAGAGCAAACTTCGTACGTTACACCTACAGAGAAGAGATGGTGATGGACGCAGTGGAGAACTGTCTCAAGGCAATCGACAACTACGATATCACAAAGGCGACTCGAACCAAGGCGCCTAATGCATTTGCATACTTCACACAGATTGCATGGTATGCGTTTCTGCGTAGGATTCAGAAGGAAAAGAAACAACAAGACATCAAGATGAAGTTTCTTGCAGAGAGTGATATCTCTTCTTTAATCCTTGATGGTAATAACGAGGAAGCGATTCGTCAGACTCAAATGTTTGTTGACAGTCTAAAGGATCGTATTGATGAGGTCAAGAGTACGGATCAGAAGATTAAAATATATGCGAAGGAGGTACGTAAACGCCGCCGCAGACGTGTAGACTCTGACCTATCTGACTTCCTTGATGAAGAAGTCGAGATGTGATATGAAAGCGTTCTGGAAGACTCTTAAAGGAGTCACAAACCCACACTCCGATCCAGATCCAGAAGATCTGTCAATGGAAAATGCATACAAAACAAGGTGGGTATGGTATCATACTATATTAGCGCTTGAATTGTTTGTAACAAATATGTTATTATTCATAATAGTTGTGCAACTTGCGAGTAATTGAGGATTACATTTAATGAAAATAGCAATACTGAATGACACTCACTGTGGTATCCGTAACTCATCTGAAGTGATGATGGATTATCAAGAACGTTTCTACCGTGACGTGTTCTTCCCGTACTTACGTGACAACGGTATCACAAAGATACTACACCTTGGTGACTACTACGATAACCGTAAGTTCATCAACTTCCGTGCGTTGGAACATAACCGGAAGATCTTTCTGGAGAAGTTGCGTGAGTACAAGATCCACATGGATATCATCCCCGGCAACCATGATGTGTTCTACAAGAATACTAATGACCTGAATGCACTTAAAGAACTACTCGGTCACTACATGGAAGAGGTACGTATCATCGAGAAACCTATGGTGGTTGATTATGATGGTATGCCTATGGGTCTGATACCTTGGATCAACGAGGACAACAACGATGAGTGCATGAAGTTTATTCAAGGTTGTAAGGCAGACGTGATCGGTGCACACCTTGAGTTAGAAGGGTTTGAGATGTCTGCGGGTATTCCTTGTACACATGGTATGAGGGCATCTGCGTTCAATCGGTTTGATCTGGTTCTCTCCGGACACTTCCACACCAAGTCACAGAGTGGTAACATACACTACCTTGGTTCTCAGATGGAGTTCTTCTGGAGTGATGCACATGACCCCAAACACTTCCACATCCTAGACACGGACACCCGTGAGGTTACTCCGGTAGTCAATACCGAAAGACTCTTCGAGAAGATCTACTATAACGATCAAGAGAAGAATCCTATGCTTACGGACATACGACATCTAGATGATAAGTTCGTCAAGTTGATCGTAGTCAACAAGTCTGACCCTAAGTTGTTTGATGCGTTCGTTGACAGGATCAACTCTCGTAAGATACATGAACTCAAGATTGCAGAGAACTTTGAGGAGTTTGTAGGTGGTTCTATAAATGATAATGAAATATCAGTTGACAGTACGGAAGATTTACTGTATAGTTATATAAATGCGGTGGATACTCCACTGAACAAGGATACCATAAAGGGTATGGTACGTGAATTAATGGTAGAGGCGCAGACGCTCGAACTCGTATGATTATATTCAAATCTTTAAAGTACAAGAACTTTCTTAGTACTGGTGATTCGTTCACCCATATACAACTGGACAAATCTGCATCCACACTAGTGGTGGGTCAGAATGGTGCGGGTAAGTCTACTATGTTGGACGCCCTGTCATTTGCATTGTTCGGTAAGGCACACCGATCCGTATCCAAAGGTCAGTTGGTCAATAGTGTCAACAACAAGAACTGTCATGTTGAGGTAGAGTTCAAGGCACTTGGTTCAGAGTATAAGGTTGTGCGTGGTATCAAACCTACCAAGTTTGAGATCTGGCGTGACGACAAGGTCATCAACCAAGACTCGCACAGTAAAGAGTATCAGAAGGTACTTGAACAAAACATTCTGAAACTAAACCATAAGTCTTTCCACCAGATCATTGTGTTGGGTAGTAGTTCGTTCGTGCCATTCATGCAGTTACCTGCGAACCACAGACGTGAAGTGATCGAGGATCTGCTGGACATCAACGTATTCTCCAAGATGAATGTTATACTCAAAGAGAAGTTCTCTGTCATCAAGGAGAAGGTACGTGCGAACCAATCTGATCTAGAGAACCTAGAGTACAAGATCCGGACACAGACCAAGTATGTCGAGAGTCTGGAGAAGAACAAACGTGATAACCGTGAAGAGAAACTAAACGACATCACTACCATTGAGAGTCAGATACATGATATCCGATCAACCATGCGTCCAATCGCAGCGGGTGGTTTGGATCAACTCAAGATGGAACAGGACTCGTGTAACAGCCTGATCATTCAGATCAAACAATACGATAAGACCTTCAACTCTAAACTGAAGGAACTGGAGAAGGAGAAAACGTTCTATGAAGATAACTCCACTTGTCCCACCTGTGAACAGGGGATCGAAACTTCCTTCAAAGAAAAAAAAGTATCCGAAACAGAAACCAAGCACGAACACTTCAGAGACGCCAGAACCAAAGCCTCCGAAGAACTCACCAGACTCAACGAACGAATGGTGGGCGTTGTCGAGGAAACAAAGAAGTTACAGGACTTGGTATCTGAGTACGATCGAAAGCAGATAGAGATTGACACGTTACAAAAACAAATAACCAACATACAACAGTACCTATCGAAACAGGATGAGACAACCACCGATATTGCAGAGGAAAGAAACACCCTAACTGCACAGAATGATGATCGCGAAATACTACGTGACATCAAGGGTGATCTCGCAGAACAGGTTGCGTACAGTATGGTTATCACTGAGTTGTTGAAGGACACTGGTATCAAGACTAAGATTGTGAAGGAGTATCTTCCTGTCATCAATCAGTTGGTCAACAAATATCTACAGGTTCTAGACTTCTTCGTATCGTTCAACCTAGACGAACAGTTCAAGGAAACCATACGGTCACGACACCGTGATGCATTCTCCTATGACTCGTTCTCTGAGGGTGAGAAACAACGTATCGACCTCGCGTTACTATTCACGTGGAGACAGGTCGCAAAGATGAAGAACTCTGTTGCGACTAACCTACTGATCCTTGACGAGACGTTTGACTCTTCTCTGGACGTAGAGGGTATTGACAATCTTACTAGTATCCTAGATACACTGGACGGTGACACAAATACATATGTAATCTCTCACAAAGGAGAGTTACTCGATGGCAAGTTCGAAGATAAGATCGAGTTTGTCAAGAAGGGTAACTTTAGTTCAGTACATGAAGGATGATTATTTCGTACAGGTTCATGATGAGTTGCTTTCTCCGCAGGTCGCAGAAGCGGCATCACGATACTGTGATCATCTACTCAATTCTGAGGATCATGTGTGGACGACTAACTTTGCATGGGCAGCGAAGAAACCAAAACATTTCGCCCACCCGAAAGCAGAACGTTATGAAAACCTTTGTCTAGTACATAAGATATGGGAGAGTAATCCGCAGTTGTGGGAAAACATTGTAAGAGATATACAGAAGATATATCCTCATTGGCTTCCTGAAACCCGTGAGGCTATGCAATTCTTTGTATGGACTGGTGGGTCTAGGATTGAATGGCATAGTGATTTTAAACACGATGATCCTAAAGATCCACGAATCCGTTCTGGAGCGATAACCATTTATCTGAATCGTCACTGGGATATAGAGTGGGGAGGGGACTTTCTGTACAAGAACGAAAAAGAAGAAGTACAGAGAGTCACCCCCAGTTACAACAAGGCAGTCGCAATACGAGACGTAGAACATAGATCTACAGAGATCCAAGTGAAACGTTTTCGGAAATGTATTCAAATATTTTTAAAAGATGTACAACCAACGCTTGACAACAACACAAACTTCTGTTAGAATGTACTTTAATTAATCGAGGAATATATTATGGAATTAACAGATCGCGCCTCACAGGTTCTACGGAACTTCGCGGGTATTAACGGAAACATCTACTTCAACGAGGGTAACGTAGTACGTACTGTCTCGGAGTCGAGAACTGTACTTGCAAAGGCAACCTTAGACGTGGACTTTCCCACATCGTTTGGTATCTATGACCTGCGCGAGTTCCTGAGTGTAATGGGATTGGTAGACAGTCCTAACCTAAACTTTGATCAATCTAGTGTTGCGATCTCTGATTCAACGGGTCGATCTAAGATCAAGTACTTCTATTCTTCACCCGATACCTTGACTACCGCAAAGGGTGACTTACAGTTACCGTCTGAGGATGCGTGGTTCACTCTGGATGCACAGACTCTGAGTCGTGTCAAGAGTGCTGCTGGTGCACTTGGACATAGTGAGGTTAACGTTCATATAGATAATGGTCTTATGACGTTAACTGTGAAAGACAATGATGACGAAACGTCTCACGCATTTAGTATTGTTGTGGAAGGTGAGTCTCAGTGTGATGATCTGAAGGTTGTATTCAACATTAACAATATCAGATTGTTGGAGGATGGTGATTATCGTGTGGCATTATCCTCGAAGTATATTTCACATTTTGTGAATAAGGAATCCAATATGGAGTATTGGGTAGCGCTACAGAAATCCAGTCAATTTAATTAAAGAGGAATAAACTTGTGGATAATGATGTAATGGATCTAGTAAACCGTGTGACACGCAGTACTGTCGCGGTTGTAGATACTGTCGCCGGTCGCGGTGGCTTTAGAGGTGAAGAGTTATCAACTATCGGTCAACTTCGAGATCAGTGTATCTCATTGATCCAAAAGGTTGAGGCGCTTCAAGGTGAAGGCGAAACCCCAACGGAGGAGTGATCATGGGTGAATCAATCGCAGTGGGTATGATTTTTACCCTTGCTCTGGTGGCTTTTGGTATCATGTACGTTATTAATGTTGAACGTACTTTGAGAAAGAAATCCCCCAAGGTAAGTCAAAAATCCACAAAAGTAGTAAAACCCGCCAAGGTAAAGGCACCTGAGATTAATATCGCAGATCTAAATGAGATGACCAACGAACAACTGTTCGAGATGGGATCTAAACTAGACCTTCCGGTATACAAATCTTGGACAAAGGGGAAGTTGGTGACCGCACTCGCGGAACATCATCAGCTCCATTGAGATAGGGGAACTTCGGTTCCCTTTTTTCTTGCCAATTTGTTTCATATAATGTACAATGTACACTTAAAGAAACATATACTCTAATCTATATTATGGAAACCTTTTATGACTGATACCTTTCTATGGTGCGAAAAGTACCGCCCACAAAACATTAACGATGTAATCCTACCACCCAACCTGAAAAAAACCTTCACTGAGATTGTTGAGACTGGTGAACTACCAAACATGTTGTTCACGGGTACTGCGGGTCTGGGTAAGACTACAGTCGCACGTGCGTTATGTAATGTACTTGACCTTGACTATATTCTAATCAATGGTTCGGAAGACGGTAACATCGATACCCTGCGTGATAAGATCAGACGTTTTGCGTCATCTGTATCTCTCATGGGTGGTTACAAGGTTGTCATTCTAGATGAGGCAGACTACCTTAACCCACGTTCTACCCAACCTGCGTTACGTGGATTCATTGAAGAGTTCTCTGACAACTGTCGATTCATCATGACCTGTAACTTCAAGAACCGCATCATTGAACCACTCCACTCTCGTTGTGGTGTGTATGAGTTCAATACATCTAGAAAACAGATGGCGGGTCTATGTTCTGACTTCATGTCTCGTGTGACTGATATTCTAGTCAAGGAGAAGGTCGAGATAGAGAACCAACAAGAAGTCGCAGAACTCATTCTGAAACATGCACCAGACTGGAGACGTATTCTCAATGAACTACAACGTGCATCTATCGGTGGTACTCTCCGTATCGGTAACCTTAACAAGACAGATGCATCCTACGATGTACTGTACAAGTCTCTGAAGGAGAAGAACTTCAAGGTGATGCGTCAGTGGGTCACTAACAACATCGATATTGATTCGTCTGTTATCTTCCGCACTATATATGATCAGATGTTCGAAAACATCGATCAACAATCCATTCCTCAGTTAGTATTGATTCTTGCTGATTACCAATACAAGGATGCGTTTGTTGCTGATCATGAATTGAATATGGTCGCCTGTCTCACTGAAGTCATGGCGAATGTGGAGTTAAAATGAAAATAATAGTTGTGGGATATGGCCCAGTAGGACAGGCGACTGCCTCTGCATTGAGGAATCATCCTAACGTAGATTTGTTTATTGATGATCCCGCGATGGGTCACATGTATAACCACGGTGAGTACAATGGATTAACGGAACCTGATGGTGTTATCATCTGTGTGGCGACACCTATGGATCCTGATACTGGTGCATGTACGGTAGATAATGTCAGAGATGTTATGGACAAGTACGAAGGTACTAAGATCCTAATCAAATCTACTACAGATCCTGTGTGGTTGCGTGATAACTGTAATGAAGATGTGACCTTTTGTCCGGAGTTCCTAAAGGGTACTACTGGTGCAGATCCTACTCAAGAGTTCTTGGAAGGTGAGTTCGCCATCTATGGTGGTGGTCATATGCGATTCTGGCATGAACTATTCAAACCTGTTCTACCCAATCTGAAGACAGTAAAGTTCGTAACACTAGAACAGGCTGCATTTGCAAAGTACACCCTCAACTGTTTCCTTGCAACCAAAGTAACGTTCTTTAATCAGATGGAACATATCTACAGAAAGGCGGGGTTCAAGGACTTTGATATCATGGTTGATGCCTTGCAGGTAGATCCTAGAGTTGGTGACAGTCATACACAAGTGCCTGGCCCTGATGGTATGTATGGGTATGGTGGTCACTGTTTCCCCAAGGATATGAGTGCGATGAATGTGATGGGTGAGGCTTGCAATGCTAACACAGATCTGTTAAACTACATCATAAACCTAAACACTGAATTACGTATAAAGGGTGGTTATGAGTACTAACAAACCTTTCGACTATATTACTGCAATCAATTCTTCTAAGAAGGATCTAATGCAGACTCGTGAGGACGAGAAAGTATACCTACCTTACATTACCAATGGCACTTTGTCATACTTCGCGGATACTGTTCAGGCAGCAAATGTCATGAATCAGTATTATGATCTCGACAATAAGCTTCAATTCGACTTTTTACTAAATATAATTAGAAAAAGAAAACGGTTCTCCAAGTGGAATAAACCGTCTGAAATTGAAGCGTTGGAAGCGGTAAAGGAATATTATGGATATAGCAATGCTAAAGCAAAGTCCGTTATGTCACTTTTATCCCCTCCTCAAATAAAAGAGATAAAAGCGAGGACATATAAAGGTGGAAGAAACTAAGCCATGGACACCGGACGACATGTTAGAGATCGTCCTAAATGAACCAGATGATTTTTTGAAGGTACGAGAAACTTTAACCCGTATTGGTGTTGCAAGTCGCCGCGAGAAGAAGTTGTACCAGTCTTGTCATATTCTACACAAACAGGGTCGGTACTTCATAGTACACTTCAAAGAACTATTTTTACTTGACGGTAAGAAATCTAATCTAGAGTTGTCAGATCTACAGAGACGTAATAGTATCACAACGTTACTGGCAGACTGGGGATTAGTTCAGATCGTTGACCCTAACCTAGCCGCAGACTGTGCACCACTCCGACAGATCAAGATCATTGGTTTCAAGGAGAAAGACGAGTGGAGTTTGTGTCCCAAATATAACATTGGTACCAGATGAGTCAAACTCTTCCCACAGCGGAACAGATAAAATATCGTAAACCGACATTTGGGAAGTTTGAAGAGACTGATCTCTGGAACTGGGATGGTGCGTTGAGGTTTCTTGACACCCATCCTGAAGAGATCATCGATCATCACAAAGATAAGATGCGGTTCTTTTTAAAGAACGCTCACAAGAGACCATCGTCTCCAACGTTTTCAAAAGAAGTCGTAAAGATGATGGAGAAGACGTTTCACGAGAACCCGATTACGAACATATGTTTCTTCGGGTTCGGTAGAGACTGTGACAGTTATCCTTGGCACAAAGACAAGATGGATGTATTTCTTGTTCAAGTGTTAGGAGAGATAAAGATCCGTGTAGAGAATACGGATCATGAAGATGAACCTCGTGCGTTTCTGCCAGGCGATTGTGTCTGGATACCACGAGGGACTCATCACCAGATCATCACTGAGAACTCTCGGGTCACGTTCTCATTTGGTGTAGAACAACACCCCGACCCATCCACCTATGTTGAGTTATAGTTATGATTGAGTATGGAGAAAGATCTTGGAAGTATACAGTGCAGGTTGCGGAGAAGACCGTTGAGTTGCACTGGGTAGAAGATGGTAGTTATTTACCAGTAATTTTACCAATCGTCTCAAACTAGAGACAAAGTTTATATAAATAACACCGTGATGCGGAATGGTTCCGGTCACACTAACAACACCCTTGTTTAACTTATTAAAGAGGAAACCGTTATGGTAACTAAAGCATTTACTTTCCCACGTTCGCACTTTATTGGATTTGATCACGTATGGTCGGAGATAGAAAAACTTTCTGATGTAGCCAATGGCTCACATGGGAAACTCTATCCTCCGCACAATGTCGTGCGTCATTCTGAAGATGAGTTTAGTGTCGAACTCGCTTTGGCGGGATATAAGAAAGAAGATCTGACCGTAGAAGTACGCGAAGGGATTCTTTACGTTGTAGCCCAAGGTCGTGAGACCGTTGATGAAAGCGAGATGAATCGCGAGTATATCCACAAAGGAATATCAACGAAAAAGTTCCAAAGAACCTTTAGATTGTCAGAACACGTTGTTGTAGATGGAGCTGACTTCACGGATGGACTACTAGTCATTAAACTGAAAGTAGAACTTCCCGAAGAGAAGCGTCCCCGTAACATCCAAATAGGATAACTCGGAGGAGTATCATGAGGAAAAGTCTAATCTTGGTTGGACTCACTTTCCTCTCTTCATTTGCGACTGCAAGCGACATAGAAGAAGTAACAGTAACAGCTAGACGTTTGTCTATGGACTTACTGCATACCTCTCAATTAGAGCTTCAAAAGGAGTTCAATATAGAACTCAAGATGATGCTTAGTGTCGTACAACCCGCGATACCACCACTCAATGTGAAGTTTTCATTGACTGAGGGATGGGTTGAACAAACAGACAATATTGATGATGAGAAAAGTGACGAGACCAGTAGCTAGAAAGAACGGAAGAGAGGGCGTCAAAACCCTCTCTTTTTTATTGTCTAGATATAACAAGTGAAATGAAAAGGTGATTTTATGAGATATGTTATAGTTGGAACCCCCACCTGTGGGTACTGTCGACAGGCAAAACAACTCTGTACCGATAAACAACTTGAGTATGAGTACGTCTGTCTGACGCAGGTTGCCCCTGCGGAACAAGATCGTCTCATGGAGATCGCAGGTCAAGCGTTTCGTACAGTTCCACAGATCTTTACCGTAGAGGGAGATGAGTGGAGTTATGTTGGTGGTTATACTGAGTTGAGGGAGTCGTTATGAAAGCAGGGAAATTATGGGGACAGACAGAATTAGTCGCCGCAAATGGTGTACTGGAGTTCCATAGAATAGAGTTTAAAAAAGGTTTCAAGTGTTCGGAACATCTCCACGAGTTTAAGTGGAATGGATTCTTTTGTGAGTCCGGTGAGATGATAGTACGGGTATGGCAAGACGGGGATCAAGACGGTCTAGTCGATGAAACTGTTTTAAGAGCAGGTGAATATACTCAGGTAAAGCCGGGTCAGATTCACCAGTTTGAAGGTACTAAAGATGGGGTTGCATTCGAGTTGTATTGGGCAGAGTTCAACCATAATGATATTGTACGAAGAGTGGTAGGTTCTAAAGCATAATGCAAGGTATAGCACGCGGCATCATGAATGTCGACTTCGGTAATCCACTTGCAGTGAAGTATATGCAAGTGGCATTAGAATCCTTTCAACGTGTGTCAGACATCTTTGAGGTGACGGTGGTACAATGTATCACTCCTGACACATTACTAGAAGGGGTTAACAACGACCTTTCCGGCAGGTCACCACAGGAACTCGCCGCGTTTCATTCTCATTACCGTGCAGCAAAACGCATGGCGAAAGGTGAACGTATATGGATGTTGGAACATGACGCATTCCTGAGACCTGAGTGTGAAGACACTTTCCGTATGATCATGTCTAAGTGGTCATCCAAAGACTCTTCTCTACAATTGGGTATGGCAAACGAGTTCTGGACTACTACACCTAAGATTGCAGCCATGTACTGTAAGGAGTTTGAAAACGGATACAAACGTGGCCCGATGCAGTTGTTGCATGTTGTGACCGATGAGTACTGTCGTTCTAAAAACAATACCCATCCCAACACCTATTGGCCCGCAAACCGATTCAAGAACCCTGAATACTGTAACAAGACAGGACTGAACGTTGACGTGAGTTCTGCATATACCAAACCGTTGAAGATATGGGATTCACCAATCATTCAGATCATTGATGAGGAGTTTGGTGGTACTGTGACCGATACAGGCAAGCGTAAATATGATAGGGAAGTTCATCCAGATTATTCTTGGATAACGCTTGACAAGTAGGGCGGTATTTGATATACTGCGTACATGAAATATTATACCAATGTGACCCGTTACGGGAACAATATCTTGCTTCGCGGCATCGAGGATGGTCAACGCATCTCCGATCGCATTCCCTTTAACCCTACTCTTTACATCGAGTCCCCCAAGGCTTCTGGTAAGTATCGTTCTCTCTACGGAAAGAAGGTCGAACCAGTGCAGATGGGATCGATGAAAGAGGCGAAAGAGTTTGTTGCTCAATATAAAGACATACCGAACTTCACGGTACACGGCAACACCAACTACGTTTCGCAGTTCATCTCTGAAAGATATCCTTCGGATCTCAAATGGGATACCTCCAAGATCAACATCGCTTACATCGATATCGAGGTTGCGTCCGACAAAGGTTTCCCTAAACCCGAGGATGCAGAACACCCTGTCACCGCTATCTGTGTCAAGAACAACCAATCCGACCAACGTATGGTCTGGGGTCTCGGTGATTACAATGCACGTGAGGATACTACCTACTTCAAATGTACGGATGAGAGTGCCCTTCTCGGTTCATTCCTAGGTTGGTGGGAAGGTAACTGTCCAGACATCGTGACAGGTTGGAACAGTGAGTTGTTCGACATGACATACCTTGTCAACCGAATTACTGGTCTACTGGGGTGGGATAACGCCAAACGCCTCTCTCCGTGGAAACTAGTGCGTTCTAGGACGGTTATGACCCTTGGTGGACGTGAACAGCAGGCATATGCGGTTGAGGGTATCACTCAACTGGATTACCTCAATCTATTCAAGAAGTTCACCCTCAACACCTATGGTCAACAAGAGTCCTACAAACTGGACAACATTGCCAACGTGGTACTAGGTGAACGCAAACTATCCTATGAGGAACACGGATCACTTAACGCCCTGTACAAGAATGACTACCAGAAGTTCATTGACTACAACATCAAAGACGTGGAGTTGGTCGAACGACTGGAGGAGAAGATTGGTATCATCTCTCTGGTATTGACTATGTCCTATGGTGCAAAAACTAACTATGGTGACGCACTAGGTACCACAGCAATCTGGGATACGATCATCTACAACGAACTCCTACAGGAAAACGTGGTGATTCCGCCTCGTCCCCCGATCGATTATGATGCGGGTAAGATCCTTGGTGGTTATGTGAAAGATCCACAGGTTGGTGGTCACGACTGGGTTGTCTCTTTTGACTTGAACTCCCTGTATCCCAACATCATTGTACAGTACAATATGTCTCCCGAGACTCTGTTGTCCCCTAGGTTCGAAGAGGGTGCACTCGCTGCGAATGGTGTACGATACACTCACGAGAAACTAGGTGTCATTCCCAAGGTCATTAAAAAGTTCTACAACAATCGTGTTGTGATCAAACAGGAGATGTTGAAGAAGAAACAGGAGTACGAGGACACTCCTACCAAGAAACTGGAGAACGAGATCGCGAACCTTGACAACCAACAGATGGGTATCAAGATCCTTATGAACTCACTCTATGGTGCACTTGCGAACAAATGGTTCAGATACTTTGACCACCGTATCGCAGAGGGCATTACTATGTCCGGTCAACGTGCAATCAAACTCGCAGAGAAGGCATGTAATGATGAGATGAACAATCTT